GTGCTTAATCAACGTTATTTCCTGGGCGGATGCCCGTTCTGAGGTTTATATGAGCATTCAATTTTATGAGCGCCTTGCTGATATCCAGGCGCACTTAAATGCGCCAAAAAATCAGTACAACTCGTTTGGTAAATACAAATACCGCAGCTGCGAAGACATTCTAGAAGGTGTTAAGCCGCTTTTGAAAGGTCTGTTTCTTTCCATTAGCGATGAAATCGTGCTTATTGGCGATCGCTACTACGTAAAAGCTACGGCAACAATTACTGATGGTGAAAATAGCCACTCAGCAAGCGCTATGGCGCGAGAAGAAGAAAACAAGAAGGGAATGGATGCCGCGCAGGTAACGGGTGCTACAAGCTCATATGCTCGCAAATACTGCCTTAACGGATTATTCGGTATTGATGACGCCAAAGACGCTGACACTGATGAGCACAAACAGCAGCAAAGCGCACAGCAAACTGTAAAGCAACAACAACCCGCAAATCATGCCAAGCAGCATGATTCTCGTTCTCCTCAGCAGTTCTTGACCGACTTCTCGGCATACGCACTTAAGGCGAACCTGCCAGAGCTTGAAGAGGCATGGAAAGCTGTAGACAAGAAGCTTTCTGGCACAGAGCAGCATGACAAAGCCAAGTCAGTTTATTTAGATCGCAAATCAGAAATTGAAGGGGTAGCAGCATAATGAGCATCAACGTAATTTGTGCATCAGGAAATATCGGCAAGGATGCCGAGCAGCGCTGGACTAATAACCAGAAGTGCATCGCATCATTCTCTCTTCCTGTTCGGCAGGGTTATGGTGAGAGAGAAAAAACCTCCTGGGTTAAATGCATGCTGTTTGGCGCGAAAGCAGAAAAGCTTCCGCATTACCTGACCAAGGGAACAAAGGTCACGGTAACTGGCGAGTTTGTCATGGAAGAATGGACAGACCAGAACGGCGGTAAACGCTCGCAGCCGGTAATCATCGTAATGGATATTGACTTCGGTTCTTCTGGCAACAAACAGGCTGCACAACAACAGCCTGAACCAGATTTCGACTCAACTATCCCCTTCTGATTTAACCACCACCTGAACATTCTATTTCACCTCACGGAGGCGGCATAACTTCGCCTCCAGTTTAAGGATTAAGCCATGTCACCTGATGAAAATGGTTACTTCCGTCCACCTAAAAAACTGGAATCGAAGGACGAAGTTATTGCCCGGATATGTGCAGGACTGGAGCTTTATTACCAGCAGAAAGTGAACGGAACTCTGCCAAAGGATGAGCGCACGCCCGAGCAAATTCAGGATGCACGGGACTATTACTGGATAGAGAAGCTAACCAAAAAGTACGAGTCAAAGCTATGGCATGACAACTTCATGTCCTCCTTCTCTCCTGGCTGGGAAACAGTCGGACCTAAACAACCATCAAGACAAAATGACCGTGACCGCGTCTACTACGGCAGATTCGGCCACGCTCGCATGGACTGAGGAATTCATCATGATCGGATTAACTTACGACCCGTTTATCCAGCCACAAGAATTAATCGCCGGATACCGCTTCAAACCCATCAACGATATCCCACGCGAAGAAATGCTGAAGCGTGATTCATTCGGGAATGCAGAACGTCTCAACAACAATCGATACCTGACAGCGTGGTTAAACCAGAGGGCGAAAAAATGAGCGTTACACGTTACGAATTGAAAACTAAATATCGCGGCAACGAATCATGGGATGAGTTAGAAGAAAGCTCTGATGGGATGTATGTGCGATATGAAGACTTCGCAGAGTCTCAGCGCGAGTTCCGTGCTGCTGATGCGACTATCGAGAATCTGCAGATGCAGGTTGAGAAGCTGGCTGCGGAGAATGCGGGGCTGAAGAGCATACAGGCGTGGGCAGTTGCTGACGTATTCAAATCAGGAGCCAAGCGATTCGAGTCAACCAAAGCGGCAGGCTTTGACACTGACGACTGCCTGCATGACGCAGTGCTTGTAATGCTGTCTGAATTGAAAACCCAGGCGACAGACGCTTTTCTGGCTGAAGTGCGGGCGCAGGGTGTGGATTCAGCGATTAACACAGTCATTGCAATGATGAACCATCAGCATCCTGTCACATCGAAGGCAATCGACATAATGCGCGTACATGCCTACCAGCTTCGCAAAGGCGGTGCAACAGAAGAGAAGCAATCATTTCTCAGTGATGAAGATTGCCATGCATTCGTCAAGGCATTCACGAAAGGAGCCGCCCAATGAGCAACATCGACAAACGCGCATTACGTGAAGCGGCGGATAAGGCTACGAAAGGTAAGTGGGCCGTTGAGTTCGACGATGAGATTTACTCCACTGATGGCGTGAACCATGAGCAAATAGCCATGGTGTTCAGTGAAAACGAAGCGAGTGATGCTGCTTTCATCGCAGCAGCTAACCCAGCCACTGTGCTGGCGCTGCTGGATGAGCTGGAAGCCAAAGACAGGATGGCAGCTGAGCTTTCTAAACTGCTGGCAGATATCCAAAAGGCCAGGCCTGGTGGTGTTTATTTCAATAAGTGGGATGCGCAAATATCTAATGTTCTGAGCGCCGCCGCAGCCGGTAAAGGAGAGTGAGTATGGCACTGACGAAAAAACAGCGCTCAGAGTTGCGAATGAAGTTCGGCGGCCGCTGCGCTTATTGCGGGTGTGAGCTTGGCGACAAATGGCACGCCGACCACGTTAAGCCGGTCATTCGCTTCAATGGGCAGATGCTTCATCAGGAGCGCGATGAAATCGACAATCTGGTCCCGGCTTGCCACCCATGCAACCTGCATAAGCACTGTAGCAGCCTGGATGATTACCGCCGCATTATTGACGATGGTCGTAGGGAGTTTCTGCGCTCAGGAAAGGGAAAGGCTCTGGTGCGCATGGGACTGGTTGATATGAAGCCTGACCCGGTTGTGTTCTGGTTCGAGCAGTATCAGGAGGGAGAAAAATCATGATTGCCTTCACTAAAGAACAGTTGATCGCTTCTGCGCACGCGCGCATTGAGTTTGCAGAGATGATGCTGGCTGGAGAGTTAGAGCCTCTCAAAGAACGCACATGGTCAATTGAGCTGGAGCTGGCGCGTATCGCGCTGGCATCGCTCGAAGCGGAAGCTGTGGCGTATACAGAGAAATGCGAAATCACCAACATGCAAGCCACTGGCCTTTATCTTCGTGGCTTCCCTGATAACTCTCAGGGTCGTGACATCGCACTTTACACCGCCACGCCAGTGCCGGCATCTGTGCCTGACCGCTCTATGTTTGAAAAATGGTGGGAATCTGAGCATGGCTCTCCTCTCGATAGCTGGGATTCATTACGGACAACTGACGGTTATTGTGATGATGGGATTGATGGTCAGTTCGAAGCTTGGAACGCCTGCCGCGCCGCCATGCTTCAGGGGGCCGAACCTGTAACGACGGCTTACAAGTTTCCATTCGAGCAGTGGCTTTCTCAGCAAGGCGAAAGGATAGAAATAGATTGTGGCTGCGTAAGCGCTGAAGTGTTTATGCATTGGTTGCGCATGGCTTATGGGGCTGGCAACTCTCCGGTGATTCCAGGTGGTTATGTGCTGGTGCCGGTTGAGCCGACCACGGCGATACTTGACGAGTTCGACTCGATTATTGATTACGGAGCAGAAGACTCAAAGGACGCATGGAGCAGACTTATCGCAGCAGCACCGCAGCAGGAGGCTAAATGAACGATTTCGCTAAGCGAGTTCAGCGTCTTGAGGCGGAGCGCGGTAAGACCATCACCACTGAAGTTGAGCTTGTCTCTTACGTCAAAGAGCGCAGCACTGGAAACTCTGAGGCTCGTTACTACGTTAAGCACGGCAACCAGCAGACGGTGCTTGAGCAGGCACTGGTGATAAGCAGGGATGGTTTTGGTAATCATCAAGCCAGCATCATCATCACCGATTTCCCCGGGCAGAAAACTCCGGAAGACGCGGCGCTAAAACTAGCTGATTGGTTAAAGCGCCTTGGTGAGTCCATTGAGGCCAATTTCAAAAAGCCAGAGGTGGATGATGCCTAACCCATTCGACGCATAACAAACCCGCACCAAGCGGGTTTTTCTTTATCCGGAGTCACCATGCAAAACAACCCAGTCCTGGTCGCCATAGCGTGCCTTATTGCATGGGCGGCTATCTCTTCACTCATTCACATGTCAGAGGGCTTGTTATGGCTAAATTTGCTGTGGGCGCGTTAGTGCAGCTTAAGTCTGGAGGCATCAGAGGGATGGTTGAGAGCCAGATTGAGCCGGATAGCGACCATCCGAAAGCATGGGTGCGTTGGGATGACGGCAACTACTCGGTGCATCACGAACATGAACTTCGCGCGGCTACGGTTGATGAGCCTCGCGTGTATAAGAAATTAGCTTAACCAAAAAAGAAGGAATATTTAGATGGGACGTTACTACGATTCAAATACAGAAACTGTATATGTCGGCAAGATTGTTAAAGATATCGGAATTACCATTGTCGCATTCGTGGTTTTGTTAATGGCAGGATGCCCATACTACAACGTATGGGAGCAGGATTTGGCAGGTAAAGCTGCGCTGGCGAGAGCTAGTCAGGATAGGCAAATTGCAGTACAGGAAGCGCTGGCAAAACGAGAGGCGGCTACAAATCTGGCTGAGGCGGAGATTGAGAGAGCAAAAGGTGTTGCAAAGGCTAACCAAATCATCGGCGACAGCTTGCGCAATAATGAAGAGTACCTGCGTTACCTTTGGATTGATGGATTGCAACAGAATAAGAGCCAGGTCATTTACGTGCCTACAGAAGCCAACCTTCCTATTCTGGAAGCAGGAAAACGCTAACAGCATCGACTAGACCGCCGCAATGGCGGTTTTTTATTGGAGATAGAAAATGAAAGAACTTCGTTTTTATGGTGCCAGTGATGATTTATTTGAGTGTGAAGGCGCTATCAGGGAGGAGATTGGGTGCTTCAGTGTGGCTGGTATTTACCATCTAAAGTCATCAGAGGGAGAGATGCAGGTAATTGCAAACTACACCGATAACGCTTGCTGGGCCATTGGCGTCTGTCAGGTTGAAGAAGATTTACCGATTCCTAACTGGCCGGCGTCGTACTCCACACACGAAAAAGGCTACAGCGTCGTGCTCACATTGCAAGTACCTGATGACACCATTCTCGTAATGTATGATGAATAGCCCGGAGTAGCCATGGAATCACACAGCCTCACACTCGATGAGGCCTGTGCATTTCTCAAGATATCCAGACCTACCGCTACCAACTGGATTCGCACAGGCCGCCTTCAGGCAACACGCAAAGACCCTTCCAAACCAAAATCCCCATACCTCACTACACGGCAAGCCTGCATTGCGGCGCTTCAGTCTCCGCTGCATACTGTCGGCGTGAGCGCGGGTGATGGCATTAAAGAGGAAACGAAATGTCACTCTTCCGCAGAGGTGAAATATGGTACGCATCGTACTCGCTCCCGGGCGGGAAGCGAATTAAGGAAAGCCTTGGGACTTCCGACAAGCGGCTCGCTACTGAGCTACATGACAAGCGCAAAGCTGAACTGTGGCGAGTAGACCGCTTAGGTGATTTCCCTGATGTAACGTTTGATGATGCTTGTATGCGGTGGCTTGAGGAGAAGGCTGAGAAAAAGTCACTGAAAGACGACCGCAGCCGCATGGCGTTCTGGCTGGCACACTTCGAAGGGATTCGTTTAAAGGATGTCACTGAGCAAAAGATTTACTCAGCAGTAAACAAGATGAGCAACCGCAAGCTGCTTGAGATATGGAAGATTCAGGCAGCCGCGGCGCAGAAGAATGGACAGCCAGCACCGGCATATTCAGCATCCCCAGTCACGACTTCAACCAAGGCCAAACATCTGGCATTGATGAAAGCAATTTTGCGTGCGGCAGAACGTGACTGGAAATGGCTGGAGAAAGCACCAGTAATTAAGGTTCCCGCGGTGAGGAATAAGCGGGTGCGCTGGCTTGAGCATGAAGAGGCAAAGAAGCTTATTGTGGAATGTCCAGAGCCGCTGAAGTCGGTTGTTAAGTTTGCGCTGGCAACCGGGCTTCGTCGTTCTAACATCATCAATATGGAATGGCAGCAAATCGACATGCAGCGTCGGGTTGCCTGGGTTAATCCTGAAGACAGTAAATCAAACAGAGCTATTGGCGTAGCGCTGAATGATACGGCCTGTAAGGTACTACGCGATCAGATTGGCAATCATCATAAATGGGTGTTCGTCCATATGAAAGCCGGTGTTCGTCCTGATGGCTCTAAGACTCCATCAGTGAGGAAGATGCGGGTTGATGACCAGAGCGCGTGGAATGCAGCATGTCGTCGTGCAGGTATTGAGGATTTCCGATTCCACGACCTGAGACACACCTGGGCAAGCTGGTTAATTCAGTCCGGAGTTCCGTTATCTGTCTTGCAGGAAATGGGAGGCTGGGAAAGTATCGAAATGGTCCGTCGATATGCCCACTTAGCGCCTAACCATTTAACTGAGCATGCGAAGCAAATTGACTCAATTTTTGGGGTTGATGTCCCAAATATGTCCCACACCGGAAATATGGAGGAATTGAAGGAGGCGTAAGTGCATGATTCATAATGGCACGCCCTGTAGGATTCGAACCTACGACCTACGGCTTAGAAGGCCGTTGCTCTATCCAACTGAGCTAAGGGCGCACTGAGAAGCGTGAACTTCGCGGTGGTGAAACGCGAAGAATTATACGGTCAATGGCAGGTGAGTCAATGCCTTTTCCGTTTTCCACGGCAATTACCGCTAGCCGGTTGTAAATACGGCTATTTTCTCAACATTCACCCCTGTTTCACCGTAAAATTTAGCGCTGCGAAAAGGCTTAGTTGCATTTAAGTAACGCCTGCTGTTTTCCTGAACGTCAGCTCGTCACACTAGAGCCAGGTATCCCGGCCGCCTGGAGGCTGACAGATAACAGGACAATGGAGTGACAGCGCAAAACCCGATCGATACGCCCCCCCGGTTACAGTACATTTCTCAGGACATCGTCGGCATTAAGCTTGAGCCCATCGTCGCCCTTTCCTCCTTGCGCCAGGTTGGCGTGGAGGTACTTAGCGTTCTGTCCGACAGGCGGCACAGCGAGGACTTTTTTTGCGAGCGGTCCGCTGACTGGTCGATAACGCTGCTTGAAGCACAGCTTGCCGCGTTAAAAAAACCGCCGCACGGTCATAACCTTTTTATTAATCTGCCGATAACCGTCCTGACAGAGCCTGCGTCTTTTCATCGACTTATCCGGTTGCCTGACGTGCCGCTCAATATTGAGATTGTCGACCTCGCGTCCTTTTTAGCGCTGCCCGTCGCGCAAAAGCAGCATGTGGTTCAGAATCTGCAGCAGCTTCGCAGACAGGGACACGCTATCTGGCTGGATGACGTGGATGACGTCTTAGTGCAGTCGTTTTTATCCTGCCGACTCCCGTTAAGCGGCATCAAAATAGATAAGGAAGCATTCTGGCGTTTACGCGACACTCCTG